CAACATTAGGTCTTTACATATTTTACTAAGACTTTGTTGTTTAGTCATTTCCTTTTAGTTTAATGGAAACTTCAAATTTCTCAGCTGGATAACCCATCTGACCTAAGAAGCCAATCATATTTTCAGTAAACAATTCCATGAAAAGTTCAATAGATTGATTACTAGCTTTACCTTCTGTCATTGCTGATAGACAAGAACCAGTGCTTAACTCAGCACCTTCTTCTTTAGTAAATTTAGTTACAGCATTTCTAATTGCTATTTCACAAGTAGGACATGCTGTTTCCCATTCTTTTATAGATAACTTACCATATTTATATAATACAATAAGTTCACCTAAATATTTTTCTGTGTCAACTCCTTTAAGAGCTTCAAATGCCACCACAGCATTTTCATTATCTGTAGAACGTAACATGTTCAACAGGTTCTTTGTTTCTTCTTTGCTAAAAATCATATCATTTAATATTTAAAAAGGTAATCAAATCTTGAACTTTTTCCATTATCTCATCTTTAAGTTCATCTGTAAGTGTTTGTAATTCTAAATTGTACAACCACTCATTAAATTCATCTTCTGTCATCAGTCTTCAATTTTAAGTGTTTTAATCATCCATTCTGTGGGTGTATTAATATTATCCACCCATTCTTTTGCACTTGGAATATATCCATTGCAATCTTCTTTTACATGTTGTTCTCCAACATATCTTATGTAGACTCTTTTGCCTACAGAATTTACAAAATAAGTACCAAAAGTTTTTTCACATTCAAATATACCCTCACTATGATGACGGAACATTCTATGTTTACTGTGACCAATCCAGGCCTTTGTAGCATCAAACCATTCATGAATATGCATATATTCTGATGGTTCACCACCCCATTTACGGGCACTGCTTCTACTATGATCATATGGGTGTGACATATTACAAATTTTTAAATTCTTTTTCTAGATCTAATATCTCCAAAGTAATACTGTCATATTCTTTTTTAATTAGATCATCTATACCTTCTTTATCATATAAAGACACTTCATTTTTTCTAGAAAAAGATCCCGTTGAATAATTTACTACTGCTGATATAGAACAAGATTTTAGAGCATTTTCAAGTCCTCTCTGTCTAAATTTAAGAGTATTAATCTTTTCTTGTAATTCTTTAGCTTCTTTAAATTTTAATTCATCCATTATAGTCTAAAGTTTGATTAATTAAATTACCAGCATGAGTATAGTGCTCTGTATTAGTAATATAAACTGAGTTATCAATTGTATATTTACCAGAAGGAACAAGAATAGACAACACACCATAACCTCCATCATTGTTCCACCAATCCTCAATATCACCAAGAATTTTATCATTGGCAAAATCTTCAATATCTGAATAAATTCCACTATCAAGATCACTTAAATTTGGAGCTGCGTCATGTCCATATGTAGGTAATTCTGAAATATAATCAAATGCTATTTCTTCATCTTTATCTAAAGTTTGAGTAGTATACATAATACTGTCAATACATCCTGAATCACCACCACCAGAATATTCTACTCTAATACCGGTCACACCACGGTCAGCCAACTGTAATAGAAGGCCTGTCATATCAATTTCTGTCATAATTTTGCTTTTTGTATAAAATATTTTGCTACTTCAGGAATGTGTTTCTTGTAATAAGGTTGATTATCCTTACACCAAGTTTTTACTTCCTCTTTACTCTTAAATGGCTTTTGCCAAGAGTTATTATTCATAATCATATTAAATGTTGGTTCTAGCTCATCAATAAATGCTTGAACTGTCCAACCTTCCCTGATATGTCTGTCATTACTCATATTATTTTGTTTTAAAAAAGCGTCCCAAGATATTCCCATTAAGGAATCCTTCTTTTTCAAGCACTTCATATTTAAACTGGTGCTTTACTTCTTGATAAGTCAATTCCATTGCTGAGTAGCAAATCATTAGAATTTCCCTTTTAATTACAACACCTGCTTTGTGAGCATCTTTAAGAGTTTTGTTACTACTGTAGTATCTCATAAAGTCAGGTTTAAGTTCCCTGGTGTATTTCTTTAGTCTCTTGTCAGTAGACATAGCCAAAGCTTTTTTACCCATAGGTTTCTTTATATTAGCAAAGAAGTTCTTCTTGCCAATGTATGCAACAGACTTACCATCAATGATAGCAGTCATAATGTAAATGAATCCAATACCTCCTTCTGGTATACAGAACTCATCAAACTCTTTACCTTTATATATCCAACTCATACATATTTTATAGTTAAATGATAAACATCTATTCTTAATCTTAACTCCATGTTCTCTAACTCAAATATTGCAAGCTTTTTATTTAACTCTTCAACTTGTTCTTCAAGAAGTTCATTTTGTTCTCCAAGAGTTTCAATTTGATCTTTTAAATCACCAATTTCAGTATTTACATCTTCTAATTCTCTTTCAATTTTTTCTCTTAGATTATCAAATTCATATCTTGCAGAAGAGATATGATCTTCTAAATCATTCATTGATTTTTCTAAACTCATAATGCTTGTTTTAATAGTGGAAATAATTTATCTCTTACAGCTTCAACACCATAGTCTTTTACAGAATCTGATAGATCTTTAGACATGTCAAGTACTACAAAGTTAAAACCATACTTGTCTTTATATCTCTGAGCAGCTTTTATGCCAGGCTCATCATTATCAAACAGTACAATGATTTTATCATAGTGTGGTATTAGTTTACTCATTACAGATTCTCCAATCATAGTATTTTCACTATCCGGAGCAATACATTCTACATTACTAATACCAAGCTTTCTAAAACACATAAGATCTTTAAGTGATGATGTAATTACTAAGTACTTACAATTATACTGTAATTGATCTATTCCCTGAACATAATTTTGAACTTTAATAAACTTCTTATTTATATTCTTAGGCATGTAGATTTTATACAGTTCACCATCATCTCTAAAATAACCATATAAGAAAGGTTTATTAAATGCAAATGAAGTCATAGAGCTATCTTCTTCTTTTTTCTCCATAGTAAAATATGCCAAAGGTGCCACATTATATGTTGTCAAAAGTGTAGAGCTAATCTTAAAGCTTGTCCAAAAAATAGAATCTAAGTTAGTCCAGTGTCTCATTTCATAATCAACTACTTTGAACTTATCATGGAATTTAAACTCTGTTTTAGGTTGTACATTATGATTTAGAACATAGTCTTGATAATCATTTATTATTTTACTAACAGCATTTCCTCTTTCAGGTAAGTTAAACAATAACTTTACTAATTGTATGTTATCTCCCTGATAACCAGATGAAAAATCCTTAAACTTATAAATCATATTGTTACTATCCATGTAAATAAACATAGATGGTATCTTATCTTTAGAATTAAATGCAGAAAGTATTTTAATATCTTGACCTAAAAGTTTTTCCTTTAAGTTTAAATAATATTCAAAAGGCCATTCTATAGGCACCTGAGAAAGTTTAGATATTATATTCTTAGTTGAAATCATAATCAGATAATTAAAAATTAATGGGGACACCTTATCTGACATCCCCATTAATTAATTAAAATTAATCTAGAGAGAAATCAGAAGATGTTTTAGATGGGATAGATAAATTATCATCATCATCACCAAATTTATTTACTTCTTTTACTTCAGCTTTTTTCAAGTGAAGAGCCTCATTGTAAGTCATTAGTTTATCACCTTCAGTTTCAGTGTAAACATAAGTACCTCTATCAGCTTTTGGTAAATACATATCATAATTAGTATAACCTGTTTTACCAACATACTCTTTACCTGCAATACAGAAATCAAGATAGATATCTTTGTAGACACCACTTTTATTAAATGCACTTACAAAGTCTTCAATAGTATCATGTTTACCATCTTGAGATGTGAACCAATCACTTACTCCTAATGCTTTAGATAAGTTTTGTAAGAAGATTAAAACTGATCTATCTCTTTGGATCTTGATACCAGTTTTAGTCTCACCGTCTGCAAATGCATACTGACTTGCTTTGATTCTACCAATTTGACCAGCATAATGACCTTTACTTGCATCATCTTTGTCAATCATGAAACCTTCAAATCCTTCTAAAGGTTCTGTTTCTACATTTAATATCATGTGTTTTGCACCATCAATAAATGTAAAGTCTTCCAAGACAATACTGTTAATTTTTAAAGTGTGATTACCTGGTGCAATTGTTTTTGCCATTCCTGATCCACCTGTTCCTAAGTCTGTTGTACTTAAAGCCATTTTGTTTTATTTTTTATTTGTTATTATACATAAATTTTGTCCCAGTGAAACTCTAGTTCACCTTTTTCATTCAATTCAGAAACTACAATTTCTTCATTAGTTAAATGCTTTGGTCTTGCACCACAAGTCACTTCTTCACTAGTCTTAAATGATAGAATAGTTTTGTTACCTTTTCTATACATATAACCTATTGCATCTGCATTAGCACAGATTAAAGATTTAATTTTACCTGTCAAATCAATGTTTGCAGCTAATACCATCTCTCCCTTATCATCTATTTGCTTGTCTTTAATGTGACCTGCTAAAATAATATGGGGTGCTAAGGTATCAATAAAATCTAAAACTTGAAAGAAAGCTTGTCTTAAATATAAATATCCTGCACCATTAGGTAATGATAAGACATTGTCTCCATCATAATTTTTACCCATGCTGGTTTGTTTATATAACTTTACGGCAAGAGGACCAACCATATCTTCTAAGGCTGTTACAGTATCAATAGTAACATACTTATATGGTTTACCTGCTTCTTTGATAGCTTTACCAGCTTCAAGTAATTCTTGTAATGAGCTTACTTGAATTTTTAAAGCATCTACATAATTAGAACCTTCTTCTAAATCAATAATAAGATTATTATCTAAACCTGCAAATGCGGTAGTTTTACCAGTTTTTGGCTTAGAATAAATAATTAATCTTTTAGGATTAGTTGATTCTGATTTTACTTTTGTTGTTGGAAGTACTATACTCATTGTTTAGATATTAATGAATTTAACCAAAGTTTATTACTTACTGGTTTTTTCCACATAATTGCAGCAAAATCAGTAATAGTCATATCTGACATAGGAGAATCCTCACCAGTAAGAATATCAGCTATTGAAATAGATGCAGTCTCTTCTTTTTTAGGAAATTCTTCTTCAAAATCAGGGAATAAACTACTCTGTAATTTTGGTAATTCTTCTTCTTTTGTTTTTGTTTCAGCATCTGCTTTTCTCTTTTCATAAAGAGCATGTGTAATCTCAGTTCCATCTTTTAGAACTGCACACATTTCAGATACAGGGACTGTATACAATACATAAGGTTCACCCTTATAATTTGTACCAGTTTTAGTTTCATATTCCTCTACATAGAAAGGATTGTACTTGTACTTAAATAATTGTCTATCCTCTGAAAATGGTATTACATTTGTAACAACATTATTTGCATCAGTAACATTATCATAGAACTCAACATAGATATCTTCTCCTTTACCCACTTCAGATTCAAAAAACTGAACATGTCTACCAAACTTACCTTTTTGGAAAAAGGCTGTTTTGATAATAAAAAATGGGTCCGGGTTACCAATAGCTCTAAAGGTATCCATGTGTTGGACAAAAAATTCTTTTTCTTTTTCTTTTCTTACATTCATAATTGTTTTTTAAATTGACATTTTCTTTGTTGCTTGGGCAGGAGTGTCTATTTCAATAATTCTCATGGTAGTCCTATCTAGTTTAAAGAAACTAATTCTAGTTGTACCATTTCTTGACTTCAAAAAGTGAAACACCAACATGTCCTCATCATTGATAAGAAATCTTTCTGGACCATATTGTCTAATTTTTCTAATTGAAGGTTTGTTAATTCCCATAACTACATCAGCATGTTGCAATAAAGCATCTGAACCATAGATATCTGAATCAAGAATATAATTTCCATATTCACCATCCCGTTGTCTATCTGGTGCATCTATGTTTCTATTTAATTGGCTAAGAACTACAAAAGCAACTGGATATTTCTTTTTCATCATAGTGAGAGCTTCACCTAAGCTATTTAACATCTCAAATTTATCCTTTTGTCCTTTACCTACTCTAAATAGTGCAGAATGATCAATGCCAACAAGTAAGTTAGTATAAGTACCATCTTCTCTTTGGTTTTGCTCCATTTCATAATGAATTGTAGCACACATCTCATCTACTGTACATGCATCATAAACAACATTAATAAAATCACTATTAGTGGTTTTATTATAATAGTCTACACATTTGTAGAATATTTTTTCATCTACGGGATGTCCCCCCTTACTCATAAGAGTATTGTAATCAGCACCTGTATTCAGACTTAATTTTCTTACCCCACTGGTTTCATCAACCATCTCCATCTGGAATTTAAGAACTCTAAATTCTTGGTCAGCATTGTGTTCAATAATATCACTAATCAACTGTTCCATGAATAAAGTTTTCCCAGTACCGGGTCTAGCACCTACTATGGTGATAGTTCTCCATTCTAATCCATCACAAAAAGCATCATTAAATTTGGGCCATGCACTTTTAAGAGATTGTAACTCCCCTTTTCTTCTTGCTTTGATTTTTAAGATAGCTTTTCTTAAAGCATCTCTTTCACTAACAGGCTTTAGCGGCCTGGCTCCATTAAATAAATCTGCCATAATTTAATTGTTTAAAGTCTGGACTTTAGCTTTGTTGTACATATAATGTAGTATACTTATAATAACTTCTATTGCTATATATTGACCTATTGTAACAGTTACAATAAATAAATCAACAATGAAGAAAGCTATAATACTACCTATAATTGCCCAAAAAGTTAAAATCACATTTTTGCTGATTCTCATTATACAATTCTCTCTTTAAAATAATTAGTATCCTCATCCAAAGAATTATTAACTTGATCACAGTATGTTGCTAAATCAGATTCAAAAGATTTATCTATGTTTTGCTTCCTGATAAAATATTGTGCAGTCCTCATAAACTCATAGTTCCTTACACTGTATTCATCAACATACTTTTCTGTGGCTGACAAAATTGTTGGCCAATCATAATCAAAATTCTCAAAGAACCATCTAAAACTAACTTCAAGATTCTTGGCATTTACTCTAGCATATTTTCCAGAGGAGAGTTTCCTATTAGGGAATATTTCTACATACTCCTGGATTTTATCTGTAAAGTCCTGACCTAGTAATAATTGAGAAGTTTTTTTCTTGGTTTTTTTG